ACGCGTAACGGCTGGCTGCAATGTATTCTTGGTATTGATCCATAGTTCTTTTCTTGGTGTGTTAGGGAAAAACTGCCGGCGGTACTCTGCCGGCAGCCGGTGCAAAACAACTTACTTTACTGCGCTCTTCTTTTTCTTTGTGGTCTTCTTAACCGGGGCCTTAGCTACTGCGGCCTGGGCGTTATCGAACCACTTGAATACGGGGCTGATCTCTTCTGGCGACACCGGCAGAGTGATTGCCTTTTGCAAGAACTCCATGCTCTTCTCCAAACCCTCGAGCATGAACTGCATCTGCTTGAGTGTCTCTTTTGCATTATGCTCGCTCGCGTAGTAGGTTACCTTGTTCTCGCCGTCACCAAATGCCAGGTTAACATAAAAATCATCACCCTGTGACGCACGAGCTTTCACGGCGACAAACGACTGGTCGGTTGGAAAGAACTTTGAGAAATCTAAACTAACTGCTTTTGACATACTTGTCTCCTTGTTAATTGGCAAAGTCATCGGCCGCTGAAGATCCGCCGCCAAGTTTCTCACCGTCATCTGTCTTTTGAATATTGTTCAAACCACAACCAACGCCCTTTGACCCGTTGCTATTGTAAGCAAAAAAGCTGATGGATACACGACCGTAGCAACCAGAGTAGAACTCAGCCCTGTCCAGGATTGGGTTCAGGTCCGCGTCAACCACGCCCGGCTTTTGTTGGCTGTTGGCGTTGATAAAGAAAGAGTTTGCGTACGCTGGATCATCCTTTTCGGCGTCACCATCACGCAGTCCCCCCTTGAGTCCCTTGGGAATACTGCCACCCCATACGGACTTGTTGTCTTCCTTGACCTGCTCGATAGCTTTGTTGATGCGATCGATTGTGTCCTTGTCTGACTTTGGAATGATGATCGACAGGGAGTACTTTGGATTGCCACCCTCTTGCGCTGCCTGGGGCTCGAACACGTGCGCGTACGAAAAACGAACTTTATTTGTTACTACTTTTACTGACTTTGCCATACTAGGCTCCTTGTTTAACGTCATGGCCCTGAGATCCGGCGGGCCTGTCCCGGTTACTACTCTGACTTATCACCGACTTCAAAAGAGTCAATTATAAGCCCGATCTGTCCGATAGTGTAACCTATAAAGGCCACCATCATGCCAATCCGACGCACCTTAAAGTACGAGAGCGTGGTGAATATGTACATCAAACCAACCAGGCTCAAGAAGATGTGAGGGCTCATTCTAGCACACTGTCGTCAATGAACACAGGAGTATTCTCGCCAACGTAAGCGCCCAGGATGTTGAACTGGTAGTGCTCCATCGCATCGTCAGGCGTCATTTTATCATGCTTGACTAACAGCTCAATTACCTTGGGCTCGCTGTACGCCACGGCAACCATGCCCACTGCGTTCGTTGCGACGCCTATGATGGCCTCGTCAAAATACTCCGGGTCCATGAACAGCAGCTCGTCGCCGCCCACGTAATTGTCTGCAATTTGCTCTCGTCTGTTCATCTAAAATCCTCCGCGGCGTTGTTCTCGTCCTTGACCAGCTTGGGGGTCCCCTCCGGCTTAACAACAAACGCCGACAAAAGATCCGACATGTAGCCCTTCTTGCCCAGCTTCTCTAATTTTGCTATTGATTTTAGAGAGGCGGGTTCCATAATCTCCTCCTCTTTGTATCCTTTGTCAAGCAATATCTTGGCGACCAATGGCTCGTCGGTTATGCGACGGTGAGTCTTTGTGGTGACGAGCTTGTAACCCTTTGGGGGCAGGCCCTTGTTTATTGCCCGATCGGTAAAGTAATCCTCCAAATCAGACACGTAGGACCTTAACTGACCCGCTCGGGAAAGTGCCACCTCGATCTCTTCGTCGCTCAGGAGCGCCGGCTCCCTGAACTCCAGGGACGCGATCTCGTTCACAAAGTCTGACCTGGCTCGGCACACGGCCTTTGCCCGGCAGAACTGGCAGTGATCCCCGGCTACGAACTCGCCCGAGCCCGCCCAGGCCTTTTTGGCTTTTGGCTTGACGAAGTAGTTCGCCCAGTCGACGAGCCTCGCGATCGAGGTGCCGTCGGTTGTGATGCTGTCGAGCCTTGGCTGGACGATGGTGTACTCGACGTCTTTGATTTCCGGGTACTCGTCTTTGAACTTGCTCCAGGCGCCGAGCGCGTAGAGCCTGAGCTGCGAGTTGTCCTTGGCTTCGACGGGGATGCCTTTGCCGAACTTAAGGTCGATGACTCTAACCTTGTGCTGCGACAGTACCACGACATCAGCAGTACCAAATCCGTCAGGAGCCCAGTCAGAATAATCCACGCGTTGCTCAAATAACGGCCGATCGCCGTCACCAATCTGACTGCGTACATATAAAACGTAGTTGTCCACATACTCTTCAAACTCCTCATTGTAGTAGGGGGTTGCTTTGATGATCTCAGTTTCACGGCTCATCTCCTCATGGCTAATCTGGCCGTAGTGGTGCCGCAGCTTAGCCTCGGCCAGGGAGTGCGCCATGGTGCCCTCCTGGCTGTAATCAAAGCTGCCAGAGGATCTTTTTAACTCGGGAAGGGTGGCCTCGAGACGGGCCGAGGGGGTACATGTTAGCCAGCGCTTGGACGCGGAGGCGGATAGAACGGCGTGAGCGGTCATGTCTGTTTTCCTGTTTGACGGTTAAGTTGTATTACTACTAATGCAAAACGGGACAGCTTTTTGGGCTGTCCCGTTTAATAGTTGACTAACCTACTAAGGTATTCTTTAATTACGTAAGTCTATTCTTTAGCTTCCTTTAATTTGGAGATCAGGTCGTTGACGGCCCCGGTGAAGTCCACAACCACGTCGGCCTTGACATCGATCTTTTGCTCCCTGGTCTCCTTGTAGTCCGTGGGGAACTGGCCCCGGAGCGCTATCTCCGCGATCCTGGAGTTAAACGCTCGGTTCCCTATGTTGGCCAGCAGCTCACGCTCCCAGTACGCCTGGGAGTGGACCAGGGCCACGCCAAGAGCGTCCGAAAACTCCGGGTACTTCTTCTTCCAGTTATCGGCGACGTCCTTGGATATGCCTAGCTCGGACCACATCATCTTCTGGGATGCGCCCTGCTTGCCCATCTCGATGAGCTTGTCGCACATATCGGGCGTGAACGTGTACTTTTGTTTTGCGGCCATTACTTTTTAGCGGTCTTCGCAGACTCTTTGAATGCCTTCGCGGTGGGGGCGCCCTTTTGCCCAGGCTGGCGCATCTTCTCGCCGGATCCTTTTTCAATCCGCTCACGCTTAGCTGCGATGTTGGCATAGAGGCCGGGCTTCGCGGAGCCACCCTCTTTCTTTTTGTCCAACCCCATGAGCTCTGATAGCGTCTTGCCTGTCCCGCGCACACCCTCTTTTTTAGGTGGGCTCATCGGGTTAAACGGGCGAACGGGAGCCGGCATAATTTGCCCTGGCGGCTTTGGGGGTAGCCCGCCATTAGACATCTTTGGTAGTTTCTTAAAGCCTTCCATGCTCTCCCTTTCTGTGTTGTGTAAAAAGGGGCGTCTCCCGACGTGCCCTACTTCAACTTATGCAAAATCCAGCCCTTTACGGCCCCAAAGAATTTTCTTGATTTTTTGATAATTCCGTCGTTTTGGTCAGCCGCCTGAGCGGTTCTAAGGGCCTCATTGATCAAGACCTTGGTCATGGCCTTGGCTCGTTCGACACGCATAGCCTCCTTGTTAGGGTCCTTCATGGGCTTCATCTGCTTGGCTAGCTGCCTTCTCGTCTCGCGGTTCATAGTTGTTTCTCCTTTACCAATTTTTCAAATATCTCAAACGCGAGCTCTCCTCGCATGTGGATCAGTTGCTTTATGCCCAGCAGAGCGTTAGCCATCTCCTCAACGTCAACCTCTCCCTGGCGGTCGTAGTAGTACTTGAACACAGTCTCCACGTCCTGGTCAGAGCTCCACAGGCGCATGATCGCGTCCTCAAGCTCAAACCTTGTTTCGCTTGGTCTTTTTGCTGGTCTCACTAAAACTCTCCTCTCTAATCGCTTGGAATAAACTGTCGAACGAATGAATTAGCCTGTCGTTTATCTTGTCTAACTCTGATGTGATGTGATGCATCATATTGTCCGCGTCTTGTTTGCTAGCCTCTGGAGCCCCGTACGACATCACGCGAACGGCGCTCGCAAAAACCGAAAGGTCTATGCTGATGTTTTCAAGCTGGTTTAGTTTATCGTAGTGCTTCATTGTGCGCCAAGCTCCATTTTAATAATCCC